TCCTCGTCTTTCGGCGGTAACGGCGGGCGCCGCGTAGGGGCGGTTCGTGAACCGCCCTCGGTTCACGAACCGCCCCTACGCGGCGCCCACCGTTACCGCCGAAAGACGAGGAGCTGGTAGGCCCGACTGGCCGGGTCGATCGCGCCGGCCGTGTGGTTGGCGAGACGGAACTTGACCGTCGTCGCGCTGGCCACGTAGGCCGAGCCGATCTGTAGCCCGGTCTCGAGCGCCGCCGGTGCCAGCGCCACGACCAGGTCATTGGCCGGGTCGAGCAGCCCGGCCGCGAACGTCGCGGTCGCCTCGACGACCGCGCTAGCGGCGATCGACCCCACGTCGACCGTCGCCTCCAGGAGCATCGGCCCGCCGACCGTGTCGACGGGACCCTCAGTTGCAGGCATCAGGAACCTCCCACTACTCACTTCGTTAGAGCACGCCCTTGAGGCGGGCGATCGCGCTGTCGCGGAGCAGGGCCAGGCCGACGTACCAGCGCAGCCGCACCCGGCTGGCGTCCTTCGACTCGAGCTGGCCGACGTCGATTACGTCGAGGCCGCCGTTGGTCAGCCCGACCAGGCCATCGGCATCCGAGAACTGGAGCGCGTAGATCGAGCTCGCCAGGTTCGAGGAGCCCTGGGTCTCGGTGTCCGGCTGGTAGTCGGACACTTCGACCGGGATCCCGTCATAGAACATGACCTGGCGGCCGAACTGGTCGGCCCCCTGCTCGACGTAGTGGGCCGACGCCTGCAACAGCGCCTTGAGCGCCCGCCGCGTCCGCTTGCTCATCAGCAGCAGGTGCGGCTTGCCGCCCTTGACGGCGTCGACGAGCTGGTCGAGCAGGGCCAGGGTCAGGGCCGCGCCGTTGGCCCCGGCGGTGATCGTCTGCCCGGCGACGGCGAGCGTAGCCAGCCCGTCGAAGCTGTTGGCGTCGGTGGCGACCGCGCCGTTGATCGTCGTCTGCTCCCACTTCCGCGAGACGTCCTTGGCCTTGGCGGCGGTTTGGACGGCCCGCTGGTCGGTCTCCCGCGAGCGGGTCCGATGGATGAAGTTGTCGACGTCGGCATCGCCGCCGAGGATCGCCAGCGAGGCCGTCTTCCTGGTGAAGGTCATCGTCCCTTCAGTCCAGAGGGCATTGACCGGGTAGAACTGGGCCCCCGAGAGGGTGGCCTCCTGGTTGTAGGCGAAGCTGTTGCCCTGGACGTCCAGCCAGCGCAGGTAGCGGAGCATCGGCGACTCTTCGATGATCGTCTCGATGACGCCAGCCCGGAGCTGGTCCTGAGTCAGCTTGGCCGATTCGGCCAGTGTGAGCATCGGTTACCTCCTGACGAGTGGGTAGTGGCCAGTGGGTAGTGGTCGTCCTCTACCCACTGGCCACTCGCTACGCCCGGTCCGCGAGGCCGCGGGCGATCTTCTCCGTGGGCGAGAGCGCCGCGAGCTGCTCGGGCGTTAGGTCGCGTGACCGAGCCGGAGTCCCGGCCGGCACGCACTGCTCGGCGAGCTGCTGCCGGGTCTGGGCGGCGATCCGGCTGAACGCGCCGCGTGCGCGCTCGACGCTTGCCTGCAGCTCGTCGGTGGTGTTGCCCTGGACCAGCTCCTCGACGATCTGGCCGCGGTTCTCCGCGATCAGGGCCCGTCGATGCTCGCCCAGGGCGAGCTGCCGCGCCTCGTCGGCCGCCCGCTGGGCCGTCTGGGCCGCCTCGCCGGCGCCCCCAAGCTGACCCTCGAGCTCGCCGATCCGGGTGCGCAGCCTGTCGTTCGTCGACTGCAGGTCCCGCACCCGGCTGATGGGGACGAACTCCTCGCCCTGATTGACCGTGACCGAGGCACCGGCGCCCTCAGCGTTCCGATGCTCGACCGTGGTCGAACCCTGGCCAGTCGCCTGGCCCTCACCCTCTGGCATGACCTACCTCCCTGGACGAGTAGGCAGTAGGCAGTGGACGAACCAGCACCCTGCCTCCTGCCTACTCGTTCCGAATGACCAGCCGGCGTGAGGCCACGCGCGCCCGCCGCTGGCGGACGATCGCGCGTGCTTCCCCGTCGTACTCGCGCGCCACCGCGGCCGGGGAAGCCCCGCGCTGGCGCTCGAAGCGCTGCCGCTTGCCTTCGTCCATGGCGAGCCACTCGCAGGCCCGGGCACAGGCGGAGAACAGGACGGCGTCTTCGTCTCGGAGAGGGACGTCGAGGACGCCGGCGTCGGCCGTCGGCTCGGCGTAGGCCCCGCGGTAGCGGACGGCGATCGCCTCGCCGGCCCGGTCGGGGGCGGGGCTCAGGATGAGCTGGCCGCCGTAGACGTCATAGACGAGTCCCGAGTCACGCGTCGCGACTCCCGAGTCGAGGGCGGCCGCGGGCGCGATGTCGCCGCCAGCATGGGCGATCGGGAGGCGAAAGACGCCGGTCGGATGCTCGACGCGGGTCACCTCGACGACGTCGGTCGGCAGGGCATAGCTCGCCTGGGCCGCCACGCTGGTGAGGCTGGCCGCCTGCTCGAGCCCGAGCTCGCGCCCGAGCCAGCGGAGGCTCTCGACGAGCCAGGCGTTGAGGCGCTCGTCGGGCCACAGCCGTGTCGCGCCGAGGTCGTTGAGCTCGGCGCGGACGCGGGTGCGGAGCGCGGCGCGCGTCGTCATCGCTCGCTCCGCCCGGACGAGTGGAGAGAGGAGAGCTCTCCACTCTCCACGCCCAGGGTGGTCCGGTCCTCGAGGATCCGCGCGATCTCCTCCTCGGGCGACTCGGTGCCGAGGGCGTCCATCGCGGTGCGGACGCTGCGGAGCTGGGCTGCGACGAGCTTGACGTTGTTGTCGACTTCGGCCTGGTCATCGCGCGGCAGGAGCGGGGACCAGATCACCCGCGAGCGGTACGGGGCGTAGTCGCCGGGCCTGGCGCCACCCAGGCCGTGCTGCTCGGCCAGCGTGAGGATCAGGCGATTGCGGTGGCGCAGCGCCCGGGTCCAGAACACCCGTCGGCGGAAGGTCTTCTGGACGATCGGCCGGAGCTCGGTCTCGAGGGCCACGCCGGAGAGGACCCGGCCAGAGTCGCCGAAGGCCGTCCGCGGCGTCTCGGTGATCTCGTAGAGGGCGCGAAAGACCTGCTCGATGTGGTCCTTGACGGACGGGGGCTGGCCCTGCCACTCGAGCAGTTCGACGCTGGCGTCGGACGGGATGTCCCAGACGGTGCCAGGACCGACGGCCAGGTCGGAATGGTCGGTGACGCCCTTGAAGATGACCGGCGGGTCGGCGTGGTACTTGATGAGGTCGGCCTGGTCGGAGAGCCGCTCGTCGAGCTCGCGGTTGATGGGCAGCAGATCGATCAGGTCGGACTGCCCCCAGTACTGGTTGGCCGGCTGCATGTTGGGGACGTGGACGAAGGGGATGAAGCCGTAGGGGTTGGGACCGCGCCGCACCGAGCGATCGCGTACCAGCAGCTCGAGCTCGTCCGCGGTCCAGCGCTCGACGACCTCGACGGGCTGGCCGCCGGCGAGGGCGGTGGCGTCGGCGAGGGTGAGGCCGTAACCGCCGGCGGCGAGATCCGCGGCACTGAGTGTGTAGGCGACGTCAACGCCGCGGAGGAGGCTGGGGTCGTCGCCGGCCCAGCTCGCGAAGAAAGAGGACGGGTCGACGTTGAGGCAACGGATCCGGCCGGCGAGCGGGTCGAAGAAGACCTTGTACACCCCGTCGCCGAGGACGCCAGCGTTCTGGGCGACCTGGAGGTCGACGGCGTCGAGGTCGTTGTCCCAGTACACGTCGTAGAGGAGCTGCTCGGCCCGCGCGGCGCGGGCGGCGTCGCGCTTGGAGCCCTCGCGGGCGGGAACGACCGAGAAGCCGAGGCCGCGGCCGAGCAGGTAGGCGACGCCCTTGTCGACGATCGGACGGGCGTAGTTGAGGACCAGGTTCGAGCGGCCGTTGCGGGGTCGGGCGAAGTGGCGGCCGTCGTAGAAGTCCTGGTACTGGCGGTAGCGCCGCAGGCGGGCGCCGTCGCCGAGCCGGAGCTTGGCGGCGCTGGAGGTGGTGGTGGCGATCCCGACGACCATCAGGGCTCCCTCCGTTCGTCGCTCCACGCTCGTCGCTCGTCACTCGTCACGGCCTGGCCACGGGGCCCCTCCGCGCTGCGCGCGGCCTCCCCGCGGGGCCTTGGCCCCATGAACTGCTCCCGCACCCGCCGCAGCTCCCCGCGGACGGCGCCAAGCTGGTCGCCGAGGTCGTCACAGACGTAGGCCAGGGCACTGACCAGCTCCGCGTCCCCGGCTCCTGGTTGCTGGTCGGGCCGCGCCGAACCAGAGACCAGCAACGCGGAGCTGGTATCGGCCCAGACCATCGAGGCCGGCCCGCGCTGCTCGAACTCGTCGCGGGAGAGGGTCGCCTGGCCGTAGCGCGGGCCCGTCCCGGCCGGGTTGGCCAGCACGAGCGCGCCGTCGACGGCGCCACGCACGGCGCTCCAGTGCCCGAGGCCCGGGCCGCCCCAGTTGCGCAGCCCGAGGCCCACGGGCTGCGCCCCAGCCCGGGCGAGCAGCTCGTCGAACGTGGCCGCCTCGTCGTGGCCGCCCGAGATCCCGAACCAGCCGAGGACCTCGACCAGGCCGACGCCGCGGGCGTCGCGCAGCCCGACCTGGTCGTCGACCAGGCCCGGGACCATCCGATCGTGGAGCGCCTCGGCGGTGATCGAGATCCCGATCGAGCGGAGCATCCAGGTCACGGTGCGGATCGCGCAGGTCCAGTCGAGGCGCTGCAGCTCGGTCGGCTGCTCGGGGTTGAATGGCAGGGGAGGCTCCTCGGCGGGCGCGGGTCGGTCGATGAACGGCTGGGCTTCGCGACGGAGGCGGCGGATCGAGTCCGCCCAGTAGGGCGCGGTCGCGTAGCCGGCGGCGTGGACCCCGTCGATCAGGCGGTCGGGGTCGCCCGTGCGGCGGTAGGTCTCGAGGGCGTCGTGGTAGCGCGGGTTGTCGCGGAGGAAGGCGGCGAAGGGGGCCATCGGGTTGCCGCGGTAGGCGGCGAAGCGGTCGGTGATGTCGACGCGGATGCCGTCCTCGTACTCGAAGGTGGGCGAGTCGGCCGAGCCGGCGTTGCCCTCGCCCTTGATCCCGAAGTAGTTGCCGGGGGCGGGACAGACCTGGCCGTAGGCCGACTCCAGGGCCGCGACGGCGAGCGTCACGTCGGCCGGCAGGCCGGTCTCGGCCTCGACGGCGAGCGCGAAGGGCGCGGCCGTGCGGTAGAAGGCTTGCGGGGAGGCGGCGTCGATCGGCTCGGGCGGGGGCATCAGCTCGACCTCGTGACGTCGGCGAAGACGGTCAGCCCGCCACTATCGACGGTCCTGGGCTGGCCGGCGGTGGCGCGGACCTGGACGTCGTACTCGAAGCGCTCGGTCACCAGCAGGGCACTGGTGTCGGCGGGGAGGATCGTGACCCGAGCGAGGCCGAGCGAGACGACGGCGATCCCGCCCCCGCTCTTGGTCTTCTGGAACAGCCCGGGGTCGGCATCGGCGAGCGCCCGCTTGACGGTGAACCACAGCTCGTCGGCGGTCAGGTCGCGCGGGCCCGAGGCGTCGTCGATCCGGATGTCGAACT